GTATTGTCGAAGAATGTAAAGTTATGGTAACTTCGCGGGTCTTCGCCAGGCTCATACTCAACGGTGCGCACGTTTATAATGTCGCTGATACCAGATATGTCCAGCAGTTTAGAGTTAGCGGTAACGATTACAGGAACGGTAGCGCGGCAAGGACTGACATTAGATATATCGCGGAGGCATTCATCGATATGCCCATCCAGATCGTCGTCTTCCCATGTTAGAGTTCCATCTACGTCAAACTTGTCACGTAGCAACTGCCGAACGACTTGCCGGATATTGGTTAGATTACTCGCCATGTTACGCCTCCTTAGATTCGCAGAAGTCCTTTAACTGCTGTTCGGTCATGGATTCAGCCATTTTAGTTGCTTCCTTGCTGTATGACTTGTCTGTTTCGCCACGCTTGATTGATAACGCAATGCAAGCTAGTGTTTGCTGTTCCTTGCTTACCGCTGGCATGATTAAAACCCCTTTGAGTTGTCTATGAGGCCGCAAATACCTTCAATCCGCGCTTTCATTTCACCCTGAGGATTAGCGACAAAGTATCCGATAGTCTCGCCATCGGCGGTCACGTTAAGGCACTCGCCATCTTTAAGCTGCGATGCTTTAAGTAACTTCATTTCTGTTTGTGATATTGTTTTCACTGTCTTGCCTCTTTCTTTCCAAATATTCGTTCCCATTTATCGTTTTGTATCTGCTCCCATTCGTCAATTGTGTAGTTAGCAGGCCGTGGAGCAGTAAGCCAAAATTCCATTCTTCCCCCACTTCTTGGTATTGTTCCTTTGATATGAGTATCAGCCTGTATACTGTCTATATCGTCTAGTGTCGCCCATTCAGCCATTTGTAGTCTCCGTTTTAACTGTTAGTGACAGGTCTGGCAACATCATCATTTCAACTTTACTATCCTTCATACATTGTTTGAGAATGCTTCTGATAACCTGCATGGACGGAGCGCATGACTTCCTTATCACAAGGGCATTAAATTCTTTGCCAGTTCCAGTATCAGTGCTTACCTTGCTTCCAATGACAGGATAGAGATAACATGTATCCGGTCTATATTCATAGATAGAACAGGCATTGTCTACCAAAAACGGGCATGGATTGCCTTTCAGGTGTTTGCCATTTTGATTATCCTCAATGATATATTTTGAAATATCCTTGTGTTCAGTGTTTTCCTGAATCCTCTGGATGTCGTAATCATTCAGCTTTACAGTATGATAATGAGAACAGCATTTACCGCACTCTCCTGCATTGCATTTCAGCATACTGTGAACCCTGCGTACAGTCAGTGGATTGTAATGCAACGGCAACACCATAGACCCATCCTCTTTAGTTAATAGGTTTGTTGCCATAATCCAGAATGCATCATCGTCAATGAGTTCTGTGTTCCCATAAAATAGAGAGAATAGAGTTAATTCAGCAGTTGTTAATTCAGCCATTATTTTTTCCTTTCTTTAGGAGTGGCGGGGGCATGATAGCCCCCGCCCAGGATATTCAGTTGTTTAGTCTGCGCCAGCCCAACCACCATTAAGACTTGTGCATACCCAATTGGTGTCATCTGCCGCAACAAGGGATATATGGCAATCAAGCCCCTTGTCATCATAAATAGTATCATGGACACCACCGTCAGCAGGGTCAATGATTTTATCACTTGTACCTGCTTTAACTGTGAGTACATAGTCTCCTGACTTGTGAACAACGGTAAAATGTTGACCTGCTACCGCAGTTGGGAGGGTAAGGGTTGTATCTGCTAACAATTCACAGACTGTTACCGTGTCCGTGGCATCAAGTGTAGCCGCTCCGGTTGCCCCATCATTGACAGAATCTAGTACCTGTCCCTTCGTAAAGGCTACATTACCTTCTGTCATAAGGACATTGCCTTTAGTCATTGTGAGGTTCTTACCAGAAGCAACTGTTGCACCACCGTTGATAGCAACCGCACCAGTAAGGGTAGAAGTTCCAGTTACAGCAAGCGCACCACCTACAGTAGCATTACCGCTTGTGGTGAGGGTAGTACTAGAAATAGCAGTTCCAGTAATACCGACGTTGGGCATAAGCAATGCTCTTTCGGTTGAGAGGATAAAGCCAACCTGCTGAACAGTGGTTGAACCTTCAGTGTCGCTGGCAAGCCCATCATCATCAAGATAGAGAGCATTACAAACATCAGCCGCAGCAGCAAGAGTTCCCGCAGTTACAACACCGCCAGTTGCGATTGTTGGGGGTGCCTTGATTTCACAGGCCAGAGCCATCCAACCTTCAGCACCAGCAGCTATTGTTTCAACCGCTACCGCTTCTGCTACTGAAGCATCTGATTCATCTGCGAGAATCCACCCCTCGTTAGACGTGTCACGTGCAAGCAGATTGCCTGGGACTACTGCTACATACGCAGTACCACGGAATTTCCCGAATACACGGGTTATGATTTTTCCTGAAACATCAGAGTAAGCCATTTAATGGCCTCCTTTAACTTTTTCACTATCGCAGTTACCGCGCCGTATTTAGGCGGTTACGGCTCCGTCCGGGTCTACACCTGTTACCTTTGAACAGGTTATGATTTTCTGGAGCATAGCAGATACGTACCACTTAATGCGGATACGTTCTGCATCCTTTTTCTCCAGTTTGCCAATGGGGTCATACGTGATTGGCGAACTTTGCAGCCCACAACAAGCATCAGGCGCAAACTTCAGACAGAAGATAGACGTGGAATTATCATCGTCTCCAAGGGCTGTGCCATCAGCGTAGTTGTGTCCAAAAACAGTAGTGCCTGATTCGTTAGTGCCATAAGCCAGGTCGCATGATTCGTCGTTAGATAGAACATCGTCAACAACAATCGGCACTTCGTTGATTGTCTGAACGGTCTTTCCCTGAATGTCCATTGACGTGATACCGCCGACGCCCTTGAGGTACTTATTGATATAACGTCGCATGAGTTTTGTCATAACAATAAGGTCTGCTTTGTCGCGGCACAGGTCCGTAGCCTTTTCCAGCCGTTCAAGAGAAAGGGCAGTCGGTGTCCCAGATACAGTAGAAACGGCGACAACATTATCGTAAGGGGAAGTGCTGGAACGGATGAGATAATGGAATCCGTCAAAGTATTTCGGTTCGCCGGTAATGTAGCCGTACCAGAACGCACGGTGGAACAGATACTTGACTGCTTTAATTTTTGCATCAATCTGCTCCTGCATAAGGTCATTGACATTGGAGCGAGTGGCTTTGAGGAAGTTGTCCACATCGGCATCACCGCCCAGAATCTTTAGAACAGCGGTATGCTGGTCAACTTCAGACGTGCTTTCGTTCCATTCGTCACCTACGGAATAGAAGCCAGCACCGGACATTGTTTTCTCAACGTCATAAGTGAGACCGTTGCCAATTACTTCCTTGAATGGCAGACGTTCAAGAATCGGGTCGTCATAGACGAGTTTTTCGATGATACCGGCTTGCAGTACATCGTTAGAGTATTTTGCGGCTTCGACAAGTGTCATAGCCATAGTGCTTTACCTCCTGTAAAGGTTTACTTTTTTAGTTTTTCGAGCCCTTTAGCAATTTTCTGCGATGGGCTAAGTCCAGAGAGATTGTTACCGCCACTACCTTTATTGGAATCAAAATGGAATGTTGGCTTTTGCTCAGGATTGCCCGGTGACATGGTATCTGCCAGTTCGACTATCTGTTCAGGTGTTTTCAAACCGAGTTTAGTAACCTTTGCTTTGAGTGTTTCGGCATTAACACCTTTTTCAGTAGCCGTCCTCCATACCGTAAGTTCAAGTTCTGTTTCTTCGGCTTTGGCAAGGCGTTCGGCGTGACTTGCTTTTTCAGCTTCATGTTCCTTGCGGAGCCTCTCCACTTCCTCCCGTTCGGCTTTGATTGCGCGCTTTTCCTTCAGCAGCTTCAACGTATCGGGGTCGTTACGGTATTGTTCCTCTTCTGCTTCCTGTTGCCTGCGTTGCCAGTCTTGATACTTTGCCTCTTGCTCTTTCAGTCTTGCTTCGCGTTCGGCAAGTGCTTTCGCATCGCGTCCGGCTTTAGCTAGTGCATCGCTGGCAGCTTTTTTAGCAGCTTCTTCCACTTGAGCCTTAGTAAAGGTCGCGGTTGAAGTACTCCCTTCGCCCCCAGAAGTGTCCTCTTTGCGAGAAGCGTCCTGGTTTGTTGCTA